AGAATATTTATGAAATGGCTTACTATAGAACAGATCAAGGCACAATGCCGCATCGAGCAGGACTTCACCGCCGAAGACGAACTGCTTGAGATGTACGGCGAGAGTGCCGAAAACACGGTGCTGAACCTGCTGAACCGCGATATAACCGATATATACGAGCAGTATGGGTGCATACCGCGTCCGCTGGTGCATGCCACGCTGATGCTCGTGGATAACGCATACAAGGAGCGCAGCCCCATCTCACCGCAGAATATGAGCGTCGTGCCGTACACCTTCGACTTGATGCTGAAACCCTACATGAAGTTGACCTGATACAAACGAAATATGGAAACAAAGAAGATATTCTACCAGACAGACTTCCGGCTCGTGGAGAAGAGCGACGCCGGATTCGGCGTGCCGTTCCGCTTCACCTACTACACCGCCAACCCTAAGCAGTGCTGGGTGGCTACATACGACGGCACGACTTACACCAACTGCGAGCTGGATGGCGACGGCAATCTCTGCGTAGCCTTCGACGACCACAAGCTGGGTGTGGGTACGCTCATGGTGGAGCGTCGCTACTACCTCACCGACATGCACTACCAGACCGACATCTGCGACGAGGTGATAGAACCGCAGCCGGTCATCATCAAGGAAGAGGTGGACGGTACGGAGATGGAGAAGAATGTGGTGCTGGGATTCGACGGCTGCACCGCTCCCACCGTGACGGGCGAGATACCGCCGTACTACACACAAGGGCCGCAGGGACCCGAGGGGCCGCAAGGACCACAAGGCGAGCAGGGGCCGCAGGGAGAGCAAGGGCCACAGGGTGAGCCGGGGCCGCAGGGTGAGCCGGGGCCACAGGGTGAGCAAGGCCCAGAAGGCCCGAGTGGCGGCATGCTGTTCCCCACCATGTCGTTCAACCCAGAGACGGGCATCCTGACCGTGCGCGGATTACAGCAAGAGGTGCAGCGCATCAGTTACGACGAGGAGACCGCACAGCTGATCATCAGATTGTAGAACCAATAAAGAAGTAAAGATATGGCAAACGAAATTCAAGAACTGAAATTCCAGGTGGGTGAGGCTTGGAAGGGTGTCTATTCTTCCATCACCGCATACGGACTGGCTAACGTCGTGCAAGACCCCACCGGGCTGAGTGTATATCGCTCGCTGAAGAGCGGCAATGTAGGCCATCCCGTCACCGACAGTGCATGGTGGTTCCGCATCATCGACATGAGCAGCATCAAGACCGAGAGCGACCGCATCAAGGCCCTCAACGATGCCATCGCCGAGGATGAAGCCTTGCGCGTGGCAGCCGAAGAACTGCGCCAGCAGAAGGAGGCAGAGCGCATTGCCGCTGAGACCCAGCGCAACGAGGCTGAGCAGGCACGCATCAGTGCGGAGCAGCAGCGCGTCACCAAAGAAACCCAGCGCAACAACGCTGAGCAGAACCGCATCAGTGCGGAGCAAGGGCGCGTGACTGCCGAGTCAGCACGAGTGCAGGCCGAACAAGCCCGCGCACTGGCCGAAACCCTCCGTGCCAATGCCGAAGACCAGCGCGCTGCCAACGAGCAGAACCGCATCGCCACGGAGCAGCAGCGCATAGCAGCCGAACAGCAGCGCGAGACCAAGGAGACTGAACGCCAGGCAACGTTTGAGCACGCCGAGGAGGAACGTCAGCAGACATTCGAACAGAACGAGGAACAACGCGATGCTGTGGTGGATGCGAAGGTGGCCGACATCACCAACCTTCAGGACAATGTGACATTCATCAACAAGTCGTTCGGTAAGTACGCCGGTGAGCGCGAAATCACGCTCCAGCAGGAGAAGGATGGCAAATATGTGAACACCGACGGCGGCGAGACTACCGCCAGCGGTTATGGCATCAGCACCCCCATCTCGCTGAACGCGGGCGACATCCTGCTTATTCCGAGTGCGCAGGCTGTTCCGGCATCAGTGAGCGTGGTGGCACGAATGGTTGACCGCACCTATCAGAAGGTGATTGCTTATATCTATACCTACCGCGATGACTATCCCGAACTGCCTGCAACGGCAACAGCCGACTACGACGCTACGCTGGTCTATACCGCCGTATATGACGAGAGTGGCGACACGCCCGCGCTGACAGGATGGACGCGAGACGGTGAGACCTACACCACACTGCCTGCCACCCGCGAAGTGAGAGAGCAATTTTACGAGTCGCTGGTGCGTCAGGCCGTGAGCGCGATGCCATCAACGGGCTACTATATCTATCTGAGTCCTACGGCTATGACGGTGGTCGTATCAGGACTGACGGCAACCGTTAACGGAGGTACGGCACTGGTGGTCGGCTGGGGTATCTTCAAGAATATCACCACCAACTTCGTCGGTGCTCCTGGTCAGAGCGTGCTGGCACAGGCTTTCGCCGTGCTCTTTGCCGCCATCGACGGGCTGAAGGCACAGCTGGAGAACCTTGGCGAGACCAAGGCGGTGAGTATCGACTTCGAGAACTCCCCGAAGCTGTGCGGACAGGATATGTTTATCACGGGCGATGGTGCGCCAGAATCTCCGAACGTTCCAACGATGATAGGACAGGAGTATCTGGATGTGACCAACAAGAAGTGTTACAAGGCATTCAGCGTGACAGGTGCCATCAGCGACTGGGTACTGCTTAATTAGTTCATAGTTCATAGTTAAGAGTTCATAGTTAAGAGTTAAGAATAAAAAGTTATGGCTATCAAATCATACAACAGCAAGGCTGACTATCAGGCAGCCGTGAAGCCCACCACCGAGAGTCAGGTGAGCATGATTGAGACAACCCGTGAGATCATCGTGGACGGTGTGAACGTCGTTACCACGCAGCCCACCGTTGGCGACGTAGTATTCCTCGACGATCAGAACAAGGTTATCTACGTGAAGGGTGGCGCGTGGATTCAGAAGGCGAACATCCCCGCTGCATGGACGCACGTCGGTTATGTCTATTTCCGCAAGGGCAAGCAGGTGGGTGTCATCCATAAGACTGGTGCCGACCAGAAGTGGCTCGACGTGAGTCAGTTTGCCTGGACGGACGCTGTGCTCGATGGAGCTGAACATTCGAAGACCATTGGTCTGCGGTTCGGCATCCCAAACTGGGACACAACCACCAGCATCACCTTCACCTATACCGCAACGACGCTGGCCGAGGCCGCAGCTGCCTGCACAGCCGCTATCGAGGCGAAACTGACAGAACTTGGTGCGTCACAGGCCACCATCGACCAATGGTGGGCGTATGCCGACGAGGACAACAACCGCGTGATCGTGCAGCGCGACGCTTGCACCGATTATCGCTTCTATAACTGCTCAGGACTGACGCATATCACATGGGGTGATATGCCTGCTAATAGTAGCAACGGATTCCGCGTGAATGGCAGAACGACCGACCAAAAGATCATGAACGACGCACGCGGTGCTGCTTATTATGGCACCAACGGCGCAACACCTTCTGCCGATGTCCCCCTAAACGCTGCCGGCACCATCGTCACAAAGGCCGCATTCGACTCATCTCCTTACTGCCAGCTGTTGCGCGACACCTACGGCACATACAAAGAATACATTTATCAGGAATACCATGTGGCATATCCTCAGAAACTCGGCGTATTCTCTCTGCCAGACGGCGCAGCGATAGCTGAGAAGTACGCCCGCATGACCGCGCCTACTAAGGCTGGCGGCGAGAAGTACAAATATCCCGCACTCTACTACGGCTATAATAAGTCGTTTGGCGTGGAAGGACTGGACTTTGGTGACTGGCATCTACCCGGCGTACTGGAGGGTTGCTATCTGATGGCCGACGCCACACTCGCTGCGCTCGCTCCGAGCATCAGCAAAATGGGTACTACATCCATCAATAACAGCACGTACCGATGGTTCGCCGAGAGGTACAGCGTCAACGGCGCTTGGATCTTCTACGGCTTCAGCGGCTATCTCACCTACAACTACGTCAACTACGCGTATTGTTGCCAGGCGGTCGCGCTTTTGGAAATTGATTAGAAACTAAATGCTCTCACGCCATCGCGAAAGCGTGGCGTGAGGCTTACACTCATGGGAAAGATTTACACCGACTACGACGAATACCTGCAAGATGCTTACGAGCAGCAGTCAGACAAATATAGACAACGTCATGAACGAGCACAAGAAGCCGCGCTGCAACAAGGCGAAGAATGATAAAGATTCTATTCTCGCTGACGCAAAGAATCTGCTCTATATCTTGCATCCAGCCATCCAGCGAATGCCTAAGATAGAACGTATCGAGGGTGCGCCGGTAGAGATGAAACGGGCGGTACAGAACATCATCCGCCACTTCTCTATCGCCAAGGAATGCCAGGAAGTAAGGCAAGAGCACATCCGCGAGATGTTCGGTGAGTTCGGTATCTTGCTGGCGAACTTCGAGCTCTGCATCGCGCAGGGGTTGTTGACCGACAGCGACAAACTTCGTATCGCCGTGCAGTTGGAACGTATCGAGGAAGGTGTAAGGAAATGGAGAAATGCGAGCCGGTCGCTTAAACGTCAGGAGCAGTCGCAGGTCGGCCAATAGACAAGAGGC